CCTCTCAAAAATCCGCGACGCCGTAGACCTCGCTATGCTGAAACTGAAACACCACCCCGTAAGGGAATATTTGAACGGCCTCGTATGGGACGGCGCGAAAAGAGCCGACACGATTTTCATTGACTACTTGGGGGCAGAAGATACCGTTTATACCCGCGAGGTGACCCGTAAGGCGCTGCTTGGCGCGGTTGCGAGAATCATGTCGCCCGGCTGTAAGCACGACCACATTCTTGTTTTGGTAGGTCCTCAAGGGTGCAGGAAGTCGACAACGCTCGCAAAGCTCGGCAAGTCGTGGTTTTCGGATTCGCTCTATACCTTATCGGGTAAAGACGCATACGAGCAGCTTCAAGGTTATTGGATTATTGAGATGGGAGAAATGGCAGCGACGCGTAAAGCTGAGCTTGAGCAGATAAAGCAATTCGTCTCGAAGCAGTCGGACAATTTCCGTTCGGCGTATGCCCGCCGCACGCAGGAGCACCCGAGGCAATGCGCCTTTTTCGGAAGTACGAACGACGAGGAGTTTTTAAGAGACCCGACGGGTGGCCGCCGTTTTTGGCCGGTCGTAGTGACGAAGGAAGGACGCAAAAGAGCCGAAGGTTTTACCGACGAAATCGTGGACCAGGTTTGGGCGGAAATCGTTACCCGCTATAACGCCGGAGAGCAATGGTATTTGAGCGAGAACGCCGAAGCGCTGGCTCGCGAGGTTCAGTCTGCGCATACGGAGCAGAACGGCAAGCAGGGCGTCGTGGAAAACTTCCTTGAAACTTTGTTGCCGAAAAACTGGGACGAACGGGACCTTGACGGGCGGCTTATGTTCTATAACGGCGGATTCGGAGGAGAGGAACGAGGGACGGAACGGCGGGACCGAGTATGCGCTTTGGAGATATGGGCCGAGCTTTTCAAGGGCGACATTAAAGCCTATACGCAGGCGCAGGCAAGAGAAATAACGGGTATATTGCGACAGATAAAGGGCTGGAAGTTTTACGGTTCGACCTACTGCGGCAAGCCTTACGGAAAGCAAAGAGCCTTTGTCCGAGACGGCGTTCCCCGTTCAAATCTACCGGATAACGACCTTTTGGGCGACTAGCTATGACGAGCCCGCAAAACGAGTTTACGACCGAGTACGACCGAGTACAACCGAGCTCGGTTGTTGAAAAAAGCCAGTCATACCAAGCCTTCGGAGCTTTTCGACCGAGTACAACCGATTTTTCTATAAACTTTATGAAAATTGAGAGAATAGAGAGATTTGAGAGTTTATGTACTTCTCAAAACTCTCAAAACCTCTCAAATCACAGATAGTGTTATAGGGAAACTCGGTTGTACCGGTTGTAAACTGCGAAAAAGTCAGTAACCGCAAGGCTTTGTGGCTACGACCGAGTTTTTGGCCCTCGGTTGTTATCGGTTGTAAGATGGTTGGTAAGTTCCAGAAAGCCAGTATTTGCAAGGCTTTGAGCTTACGACCGAGTTACCGGCTGAGTTTGAGCCGGACTAAAGGAAGGAGGATTTATGCGGAATGCAAGAATCGGGCTTTGAAAATTATGTTATGAAGAAAATCCGTTCGGTCGGAGGACGGGCCTTTAAGTGGGTGTGTCCCGGCATGACGGGCGCGCCGGACCGTATTTGTATATTCCCCGGCGGGCGGATTATTTTTATAGAGCTGAAACGCCCGGGGCTGAGCGACGGAAGAAGCGAGCGGCAAAAGAAGGTATGCCGGCTTCTTCGGGGACTCGGCTGCGACGTTCGGCGCATAAGCGAAAAGAACGAGTTCAAAGAGCTTATGCGGGAGGTGGGCTATGATATATAAGCCGTATGCGTATCAGGAGTATGCCGAAAACTTTATACTCGATAATCCCGGCGCCGGGCTATTGCTCGATATGGGAATGGGAAAAACTGCGACGACCTTATCGGCCGTCGAGAAACTGATTCGAGACAGGTTTGAGGTTTGCCGCGTTTTGGTTATCGCACCGTTAAAGCCGGCGGTCGAGACCTGGCCCGCCGAGATTATGAAATGGGCGCACCTGGAGGGCCTGGAATATTCTCTCGTTATCGGGAGCGAGAAAGAACGAATTGCGGCGCTCGGCAAGGACGTTGACCTTTATATAATAAATCGGGAAAACATCGTATGGCTCGTAAACTACTATAAGAAAAAATGGCCGTTCGAGATGGTCGTTATAGACGAGCTCTCGTCGTTTAAGTCCAGTAAGTCGCAGCGGTTCCGGGCGTTGAAAAGGGTTCGGCCTATGATTAAGCGGGTGGTCGGGCTTACCGGCACGCCGTCGCCGAACGGACTGCTTGACTTATGGGCGCAGGCGTACCTTATCGACCAGGGCGAGGCTTTGGGAAAGACGGTAACCGGCTACCGCGAAAAGTATTTCGTACCGGACAAGCGGAATGCGACGACGATTTTTTCCTGGAAACCGAAACCGGGCGCAGAGGAGGAAATCTACGACCGGCTGAAATCCTGCTGTATCAGCATGGACAGCGCCGAATACTTAGACCTTCCCGAGCGTCTTTATATCAATCACGAAGTCGAATTGCCGGACGAGGCGAAGGAACAATACAAGCAGCTTCAAAGGGATATGCTTTTACCGTTCGCGGACGGAGATATTGACGCGGGCTCGGCGGGTATATTGGCGAATAAGCTCTTGCAGTTTTGCGGCGGTTGCGTGTATGACGAAAACCGCGGCGTCAAAGAGTTCCATACGGAAAAGCTCGATAAGCTGGAGCAGCTTATCGAGGAGGCGAACGGCCAGCCCGTTTTAGTCTTTTACGCCTATCAGCATGAGCGGGACAGAATCTTGCAGCGGTTTTCCGAGGCCGTAGAGATAAAGAGCGACGACGCGGTGAAACGGTGGAACGCCGGAAAAATACCTATTTTACTTGCGCACCCCGCGAGCGCGGGGCACGGGCTTAATTTACAGGAAGGCGGCCATATCGCGGTTTGGTACAACTGGACGCATAACCTCGAATGGTACCAACAGGCAAATAAGCGGCTTCACCGACCGGGACAAAAAGAGGTCGTATTGATTCATCATATCGGAGTGAAGGGCGGGCTCGATATGCAAGTGCTGAATAACGTACTTGCCGAAAAAGCGGATTCGCAGGAGTTTTTAATTCAAGCCTTACGGGCGATAATTCAGGAGGTAGCGGCATGACGCAAGAACAAATTAAAGCGATAAGCGAGGACCCGAAGGCTTTTTTACTGCAAGGGCGCAAGGCGAAGGAGCTTATTACGGCGAAGCGGGAACGCATAGACTCTTGGCATAGGCTTGCCGAGTCCATTACGGTAACGCTAAAACCGGACGGAGGTTCCGCGCCCGGCGGTTACAAGCAAAGCCTGGTAGAAAACGCGGTTTGCAATATCGTCGACTTGGAAAACGAGATAGTCGCGGAAATCGAGGCCCTTGTTTGCATTGAGAAGGATATTCGTGAGGCGATAAGCCTTTTCGTTACAGACGATAGATATAAAGCGGTTTTAGAAATGCGGTACTTAAACGGGTATAGCTGGCGGTCGATAGGTTCAAGGCTTTACTATGGGGAAGATTGGGTTTGTCGGCTGCATGGCGCCGCATTACAGGAAATGAAGCAGAACGCAGAAAAGAGCGCCTTGCCGGCGTAGTGACCGTATCAAGTCGGTTCATTCTGCGGTATGATATAAAATGAAATATTTGGAATATTAGGGGTGGTGTCGCCAATGTCGGTTGACTCCACCCCATTTTTTTTATTTCCCTGAAAGGAGGTAGGCTCATGGGCAGACCAACGGGTAACCCTACGGGTAGACCGAGAAAAATCAAGACCCCGGCGGAAATGGAAAAACGATGGGAAGAATACAAGGCTAATTGTGACAATCAGTCTGTATTGACCCATGAGTTTAGCGCCGCAAGGGCTGAGTTCGTGAGCAAAGAGCTTAGAAAGAAAATTACATACACGATTGAGGGCTTTTGCGTTTTCCTTAAACTCTCCCGCACCGCGTTCTATGATTATTACGCGAGCGACGAGCGCTTTGCTGACTTGGTTACGCGCATAAAGGAAGAATGCGAGATGGACGCCCGCGGCAAGTTCGAGACCGGGCAAATCCCGTCGCAACTTTCCGGCTTGTGGATGAGCCGTTACGGCTACGGCACGAACAGCAACGTCAAGGTAGGCGCCGAGGAGCTTGTCAACGACTGGATTAGCGGGGTGCTTGAAAAAGATGGCGACAGTTAACCGCGCCGAGTTTTTCCGGCAACGAATCCCGAAGTACAAAAAAGACGCGGTGCTTTTCGCGAAAGAGGTTTTACAATTTACCCCGGACGATTGGCAGAGGGACGTACTTACGGACTTATCCCAGCATGACCGCGTAACGGTACGGTCGGGGCAAGGCGTCGGGAAAACCGGCGTCGAAGCGATAGCGGCCTTATGGTTTTTGTCCTGCTTCCCGTTCGCGAGAGTCGTCGCGACCGCGCCGACAAAGCAGCAGCTTCACGACGTTCTGTGGTCCGAGATTGCAAAGTGGCAAGGCAAGAGTCCGGTACTCTCCGAGATTCTGACCTGGACGAAAACCTATATCTATTTGAAAGGTTACGAAAAGCGTTGGTTTGCGGTCGCTCGAACGGCGACAAAGCCAGAGAATATGCAGGGCTTCCACGAGGACAATATGCTCTTTATCGTCGACGAGGCTTCCGGCGTCGCCGACCCGATTATGGAAGCGATTCTCGGCACTCTGTCCGGCGACAACAACAAGCTGCTTATGTGCGGGAACCCCACGAAAACGAGCGGCACCTTTTTCGACAGTCATACACGGGACCGCGGAGCGTATAAGGCGCACCGCGTGAACGCCGAGGACAGCCCTCGCACAAATAAAGAAAATATCGCCTCCCTGAAAAGGAAATACGGAGCGGACAGCAATTTTGTCCGCGTCCGCGTACTCGGTGAGTTCCCTTTACAAGAAGACGATGTTTATATACCGCTGCACCTGATAGAAGAATCTATACAACTGCGGCGAGATTTTGAACCGAGCCCCATACCTACGTCAATCCATATCGGGTGCGACGTCGCAAGGTTCGGCGACGACCAGACCGTTATTGGCCAGAAGGTCGATGAAAAAGTTGACCTCCCGTATAAGACGAGAGGTCAGGACACTATGAAGACCGCCGACCGAATTATTGAGCTCGGCGAGTCCCTAATTAAGCGGTACAGGTGGACCGGCAAAATACCCGTTAAGGTAGACGACGGAGGCGTGGGCGGCGGCGTAGTCGACCGCTTACGGCAAATCAAGCGCAACGACCCCGAGCGGTTTGCGTGGCTTGAGATATTCCCCGTCAAGTTCGGCCTGAGAATCAAAAACAAGTATTATCACGACAGCACCTCGTACATGCTGAGTATCGTTAAAAAGCTGCTTGCTCCGTTCGACGACCAGGGCAAGCCGAAACCCGTCGGGCTGATACTCCCCGACGACGATAATCTGGCGGCGCAATTATCAAGCCGCAAGTACCGGCTGACCGAGCAAAGCAAGATTCAGGTGGAGAGTAAGGACGCAATGAAAAAGCGCGGACTTCCTTCTCCCGACGAGGCTGATTGCGTGCTTTTGTTGTGTTTGCCGGTGCGCATTAAAGAGAAGTAGGTTCGACTGAAAACGGTTGCTCTAACAAGCGGGTCCGGTCGAGCTTATGATATACCCGAGCTTTTCAGCATGGGCGATAAACTTTAGAATGTTATCGGCCCGCCACTGAGTGCATACGGCGGCGGGACCGTCCGAAAGGATAACGGCCTCGTCGGTGTAATACCGCTTATGCCCTTTGAAGTTTGACGGCGCGGCGGCAGGTAGCGGCGCAACTACTCCGAAGGTTCCGCCCTGGAGCTCGTCGGGGAAAATCTCCTTGAGCTTAGCGAGCGTAAGAGGGCCGTTTTCGGCGGCATAATGCGTGACAATTTCAAGCACAAGCCGGGACTTCGGGAGGTTTACCC